TTGACGTTTTTCCAACAAAGTTTTGCCTCGCCAACATTGTCGGTAAATCTGTATGTGCCTGGCTCGGGTTTCAACATTACAGTGCCTACACCAGTCAGCCAAGACCAATGGATGCTGTTGCAACCCGCTGGGACGCTGGCAACAGGCACGATTACCCTGCCGCTGAACACTGGTGTGCCTGATGGCACTACGATGCTGATTACCACTACGCAAGAGATTACATCGTTGACCATTGCGCTGAATGGTGCGACTGCACTTTATGGTGGCGTAACCTCCTTGCCTGCTGGTACAGCAACAGCCATTCGGTTCTATCAGCCCACAAACTCTTGGTATCAAATCAACGCTGATGCGGTTTATGGCGCAAACGTGCAGGCATTTTTGGCCGTGCCATCCAGTGCCAATCTACGGGCGGCAATGACCGATGAGACAGGCACTGGTCTGTTGGTGTTTAACACCAGCCCAACTTTCGTAACCCCTGTTCTGGGCACAGTCACCAGTGGCAATATTTCTGCTTGCACATCCACAAGTATGGTGATGGTTACTCCGATCCTTGGAACGCCAACATCTGGAACATTAACCAACTGCACTGGGTTGCCGCTAACAACTGGTGTTACAGGCGCTCTGCCAGTTGCCAATGGCGGTACAGGTGCATCGGCAACAGTTCAGGCATTGAGTGGCCCAGGTGCGGTAAATATCACAAGTCTTGCCACCGCTTTTACTTCAACTGCAACTGGCAACGCATTAACTCTTGCTGATGGCGCACAAGGGCAAATCAAAACAATTATTTATGTTGCAGAGGCCGCTGGTGGTGATACTGGTGTTTTGACCCCAACCAACCTTGGAAGCGGAACCACAATCACTTTTAATGCGGTTGGCGATTCGGTAACTCTTCAGTTCGCTGGAACTGACTGGTGGGTTGTTGGATTCCGTGGTGCGGTAGTCGCTTAATGGCAACCAAGCCCAAGTCCTCTGTCAATGCGGCTGGCAACTACACGAAGCCAACCATGCGTAAGCGTCTCTTTGAGGAAATCAAAGGTTCGGCTGTGCAAGGGACTGCGGCTGGTGAATGGTCAGCTCGCAAGGCCCAACTGTTGGCCAAGAAATACAAAGAAAAAGGTGGCGGTTATAAATGAAAGCCACACAAAAAAGCCTCAAAGACTGGGGGGCGCAGAAATGGCGCACCAAGTCGGGAAAGCCATCGTCTGAGACTGGCGAAAGGTATCTGCCTGAGAAGGCCATCAAAGCCTTGTCTGCGGCTGAGTATGCGGCAACTACACGGGCAAAGCGTGAGGCTACCAAGGCAGGCAAGCAGTTTGCCAAGCAGCCTAAAAAGATTGCTGAAAAGATTAAGGGGTTTAGATGAAAGACCCAAGATTAACCCGTGCTGGCGTTGAGGGTTTCAACAAACCCAAGCGCACCCCAAGCCACCCAACCAAAAGCCATGTCGTTGTGGCAAAAGCTGGCGATGAAGTTAGGTTAATTCGTTTTGGTCAACAAGGTGTGTCTGGGTCACCAAGGCGTGAGGGTGAATCCAAGGCCGACAAAGCAAGGCGTGAATCATTCAAGTCTCGCCATTCTGAAAACATTGCCAAAGGCAAAATGAGTGCCGCATATTGGGCTGATAAGGTGAAGTGGTAATGCAAATACCTATTCTTAACGGCATCTACACCGACAGCACCCCTGAACTGCGTACCAGTTACCCAGTTAACCTCGTGCCTGTGCCAAAGCAGTCAGGCATCAGCAATGGGTTTTTGCGACCAGGCGATGGGATTGTTGCAAACGGCACAGGGCCAGGCATTGACCGTGGCGGCATAAACTGGCAGGGCGAGTTATATCGGGTCATGGGTACAAAGCTGGTGGAAATCAACAGCGCAGGCACAGTGACTGTGCTGGGCGATGTGGGTGGTCCAACTGACCAATTGGTGACGTTTGATTACAGCTTTGACCAACTGGCGATTGCATCTGGTGGTCGGCTGTATTACTGGGACGGCTCGATCCTGACGCAAGTGACCGACCCTGACTTAGGTCTGGTGCTAGATGTGGTGTGGGTGGATGGATACTTTATGACCACGGATGGTGAGTTCTTGGTGGTCACTGAACTGTCAGACCCGACTCAAGTCAATCCGCTGAAGTATGGAAGTTCGGAAGTTGACCCCGACCCAGTGGTTGCTTTGCTCAAGCTGCGGAATGAAATCTATGCTTTGAACCGCAACACGATTGAGGTATTCGACAACGTGGGTGGAGAGTTATTTCCATTCGCACGAATTGATGGCGCACAGATACAAAAGGGCGTGATTGGCACTCAAGGGTGCTGTGTGTTTATTGACCGCATTGCTTTTTTGGGCAGTGCAAGAAATGAAGCACCAGGCATTTATGTTGGCGCAGCCGCCGTGACTGAAAAAATTAGCACACAGGAAATCGACAACCTCCTGCTGGAGTACACCGAGGCTCAGTTGGCGTTGGTCAAGCTGGAAGCAAGGAACGACAAGAACCATGAGCATTTGTATGTTCACCTGCCTGACCGCACGATAGTCTTTGATGCCTCTGCATCCAAAGCCTTAGAAACGGCGGTTTGGTTTACCCTGACTACAACTTTGGCTGGATTTGCACAATATCGTGCAAGAAACATGGTTTGGGTTTACGACAAGTGGATGGTGGGAGACCCGCAAAGCACCAGCATCGGTTACTTGGTGCAGGACACAGGCCATCATTGGGGGCAACAAGTGCGCTGGGAGTTTGGCACTTTGATTGTTTACAACGAAAGCAATGGGGCAATATTTAACGAGATGGAACTGGTCAGCTTGACTGGAAGCATTGCGCTAGGTGAAAACCCGCAAATCAGCACCAGTTATTCGCTTGATGGGCAAACCTATTCACAAGAAAAGTTCATCTATGTCGGCACGATTGGTAACCGCAAAAGGCGTTTGGCTTGGTTTCAGCAGGGCAGTATGAGGAACTGGCGCATCCAGCGTTTCCGTGGAGACAGTGATGCCCATGTGTCTTATGTGCGCTTAGAGGCGCAGATTGAAGCATTGGCCTACTAATGGCAACCGCACCCATCTCCCGCAAGCTGAACCTGACCCGTGACCAGCTTGCCACATTCCTGACTGATCAACAGCAAATCAGGCAATTTGAATTGCTCTTTTCTACAGTAGATGAGTTGCAAGTCATCACAGGAACTGACTTTGAGTTTCAGGCGGATACGGCAGCGGCAACAGCAAACGAGGCATTGGCACAATTAAGTGCTTTGGCGCAGGACACAGCAGTTGATGATGCTGTGCTTAATTCCAAAATACAACAGGCATTAGATGCCATTCCAAGATTGGCTCAAGCCTTGGATTTGCTTGCACTTGCCCCTGTGCGTAATAATATCGAACTGGAGCACGATGTAAATGGCATCTTGCCGTATGCAAACCAAACCCCACGGGTGCGATCTAATCAGGTGCTGACATGGCTTTCGATGTAATTACCCCTGTAAAATTAGGCCAAGCCGCCATCACCACTGGCGTAACTACGCTTTACACAGTGCCAGCTTCAACTAGAACTTTGCTCAAAGAATTCAGCATTGCCAATACGACAGCTGCTGACATTAACGTGAGAGTATTTTTAGTTCCATCAGCAGGCTCGGCTGGAACGTCAAATGCTTTCCTATACGATGTGCCTGTGCCAACTGCTAACGCCTTGCAATATAACGGCATTGAGGTGCTTAACGCAGGCGATACCATTCAAATTCAGGCAGCATCAACTGGCCTAACAATTATCGCAAGTGGTGGCGAAGCCACATAAGGAGTATGAAATGACCGTATCAATCAAGGTGCTGATACCACCAAAGCAAGCCGAAAACACACAGACTACGCAGTACACCGCTGTGAACTGTAAAGCGATCATTGACAAATTCACAGCCACAAATACAACGGCAGGAAATGTCACGATCAGCGTTAACTTGGTCACAAGTGGCGGCACAGCAGGGACAGCCAACTTGATTGTGGACACCCGAAGCATTGCGCCAGATGAGACCTACACATTCCCTGAATTGGTTGGGCAAGCATTGGAGTCTGGTAGTTTCATATCCACCATTGCCAGCGCAGCCACATCATTGACAATCCGAGCATCAGGTCGAGAAATCACTTAAAGGAGCACAGCATGAAAGAATTTATGGTTATCCCGCGGGGCTTTAATGGCCTGCCGATGGATGAGGAGTTTTTAACCAACGCCCAAAACAAAAAGAACTATGCGGTTGCGGTGGCTGACTGGAACTATGGCCCTGAAATGCCCACCAATGAGGCTGGCGCAAACAAGGAGTTCTACGCAGGGCTGGCAGAAGCTATGCAGTGCGATGAAAAAGACGCACGGCGTAAGCATTGCTCAAACTGCGGGTATTACGACAACAGCTTTATGACCCAAGTTCGGATTGATCGCATCCCGATGGCGGCTTATGACAAAGGCGCAGGCTTCAGGGGTCACTGCGAAAAGCTGGACTTTATCTGCAACGATATGCGGGTTTGTCAGGCTTGGGAAGACGAAGAATATGAGGATTGACCTTTTGTCAATTTGTGCGAAAATTCAGTCGCTGAGTTCTGGCATCCAGCGGCCTGCCCTGTATAGGAGTTGTGCATGACCGATGGACTGCGAGAGAACCTGACCAAGGTTTTTATGCTTCCCCAACCAGCCGTTGATTGGTTGGTAATGGTCTATGACGCAATCCAAGTCTTTGATGACGTAGCAGATGGCGACCCAGTAGCACGAGAAGACCTGAATGCGACCATTTGGAACACGCTGGTGGGTATGCACCAGAACGCATTTTTTATCGGCAACAGCAACCATTTAACGCCTTTGCTGGCGACAATGATTCTCAAGTGGCAAGCCTCGGACACGGCAGAGCGCAATAAACAAGCGGATGCCAAGTCGTTCATGTGGCGGGCTGGGTATTACGATTTGATTTTGATGGCGGTCTCGCTGGTGCATGGGGCTGGTTTTGCTACCAAGCACGGTCATCATGTGATGGCTTTATATGGCGAAACACTAGAAGATTATTTAAAGGAGTTCGGCGATGCCTGATCCAATTATAGGTCTATCCATTGGGGCATCCCTGCTTGGTAGCAAAATGCAAGCAGATGCCGCAAGCGAAGCATCAGGCGCACAGGTTCAATCTGCTGAAGCTGGCATTGCAGAACAGCGCAGGCA